TCAGTCCTCCTGCCATCTCCAGGATGGCCAATAATATCCCTGACCGAAGCGCGCGCCAGCCTGAAGCGCACACTCACGATCCTTTTCTGTTTCAATGCCTTCTATAAGCACATTGGCAGTAATTTTTGAACAAAGCGCGACCAGCTGCGTCAGCGCTGGCGTTGCACGTAGTCGCCAGAAAGCCATCTTATCGATTTTGATTCCGCTTAACGGCAGACGGCAGGATAAAAATGCGCGCCCTGACGCTTCATCAATATCATCCAGCCAGATCCGATGCCCCTGCGCCGTCAACTGCTGAAGCGCACAACTTACCTTCAGACGTGTCGGGTCTGAGAGGGAAAAGAACGAGGCAGGCTCCACGAGTTCAATGTTCAGCGGCGGGCTGTTAAGTTGCAGTAAGCGCTGGAACATATCCGGGATGGTCAGAACGGTTATCGGCACATTTATGAAAAGGTTGTCACAGAGAGAGGGGTTTTTTAACGCAGCGATCTGGGCTTCCAGCAGCATAAGCGCCCGGGCGGCGGACCAGTCGCGGAAAAAGTCTTCGCTTTGCTGATGCGGTGACAGCACGCTGAGCACTTCGGCCCCAATTGTGCGAGAAGAGGAGAGGGCGACAATGGGTTCAAGCTTGATGCCTGTAATGTCGCGTGAGATGTGCTGCACGCACGAGGGGAAACCTGTCTGGTCTGGCGCTGTCACTCCGTCGTCCTGTTCACTTCCAGCCTCCAGGTGGCCGGGATACCGCAGGACAGTGTGACGGCGAAGTAAACAGGAAAACAGCAGGCGTTACTTAAAAGCGGCTAAGCCTTTTCGCAGCCCGTAAAAGGAGCATAAATGTTGAAAAAACAGCCGTATTTACAATCAGCTAGTCATTATCGGCAGAGAAGGCGGAAAAGGCATTGACTCACTACGCATTGACCGTATAATTCCAGGCGTTTCACCACCGCGAAGTATACTCTTCTCCGTGCGCCCTTAGCTCAGTTGGATAGAGCAACGGCCTTCTAAGCCGTAGGTCGTAGGTTCGAATCCTACAGGGCGTGCCATTAAATATCATACACTTACGCCAGTTTCAAACCAGCCTGATTTTCTCCTTGTGTCGTATTTGTGTCATGGTTGCCAAAAATGGCATCAATTTTCCGTGCGTGTTCGCTTAAATGGTTCGGTGCCAGGTGAGCATATCGACGGACCATTTCGATTGACTCCCAGCCTCCCATTTCCTGAAGAACTGACAGCGGAACTCCAGACTGAATTAACCAGCTCGCCCAGGTATGCCGGAGGTCGTGAAAACGGAAATCCTCGATACCTGCTTTTGCCAGACCAATTCGCCAGGCACTGTTATCGTCGACCCGCATTTTACGGACAGCCGGCGTGACGGTTTTATCTGGTCGAGTCGATGGCTTAGTGTGAACGAATACCCACCTGGAACTTTTACCAATCTGATCCCTTAACACCCTGCATGCGGTATCATTCAGAGCTACGCCGATAGCTTTGCCCGCCTTCGCGTTCTCCGGATTTATCCATGCAACCTTTCTCTGCATATCGACCTGTTGCCACTCCAGATCAATGATGTTGGAGCGGCGCAGGCCGGTTGCCAGAGCAAATATCACCACTGGCTTTATTGACTCAGGCATACAAGCTATAAGCCTTTCAGCCTCATCCCTGGTTAGCCAGCGAATGCGTTTGCTGATTGGCTTCTTGGTTTTAATAACCGGGGACGACTTAATCCATCCCCAGTCATTAGCTGCCGTCTTCAGCAACGACCGCATGAATGACAGGTGCTGGCTCTTTGTAGCCTGACTCACTGGCTTTTCAACATACGGAGGCGGCTCCTTGCCTCTGCGTATCGCCGCGTCCCTTCTCGACTCCCAGACCTGAATATGCTTGCGGTTAACCATCTTCGAGACAGCATCGTATACCTGCTCGGCTGTGATGGTCGAAACATCCCTGCCCGAGAAATGCTTCAGGAAGTATTCGATTTTGGTCTTGTCGTCATCCAGTGACCGCTTATGTTCCTTCTCCCGAATCCACCTGATGCAGCATTCCTCAAACGTCCTTGTCGGTAACTCCCCGATTTTATCCACGCGCCACGCTTCTGCCTTCAGCCGGTCGTGCAACTCCTGAGCTTGTTTCTTGTCCCCCGTGCCAAGAGATTGTCTAATTCTTTTCCCTGACGGTGTAACGAAATGACAGTGCCACACTCCGCCTCTGAGGGTGATTGACATAAAAACTCTCCTTTATGTTCACCCGCGCTCGCGGAAACAGGATCGCGCGGGTCATGTAAATACGCAATACAGGCAACGTCGGTGGTGCGGTATTTGTTACCGATCTTCTTGCCAGCAAGCTGTCCTGAGTCGATTAACCTGTAGACTGTTCGCGGCGAAGTAAGAAGGAGGTCTGCCGCCTGTCTGGCGGTTAGCGTTTTGGCTTCAACCATCATGTACTCCAGACAAAAAGAAACCGCCTAGTGGCGGTCTTATCAGATATGAACACGCCTCATCGAGTGTGAGGCTGTGTGATTCCATGGTTACTCCTTGAAGGCAAAGTCACAGGGCACCAATTTCCCAATCTCAAGCATGAATTCTCCGTAATGCCTATCGACAACATCCTGATTCCCGTTGCGATAATATTTTGCATCCACACATTGCTTCACAACCAACGCATCAGAACCAAACTGGTCAGCTGTGATATCCACAATCAATGATCCTGCCGCCGTTTCAACCTCCACCCAATAATGCCCACTTCCAACGCCACCCTTAAAGAACCCTCCATCATCCTTTCCGTCACCACCGCGAACAATTGATTGAAAACCAGTAAACTGACTTATCATAGTGTGGACAAGATGAGCTCCATACAAACAGGCGCCCTTGGTATTGTCTTTGTTCATGCAGTGAAGAAGGGCATCTTGCAGTATCCTTCGCGCAAGGTAAGCGATTTCTTCTATTTTCTTCATTATCTATCTCCAATAAAAAACCGCCATTGCGGCGGCCTAGTCGATGCGGATGCCAGCTACTTCACCGGCGAGTATTTTATCTGCGAGCTCAAGGTAAAGAGGACCAATTCCAACCACTTCGATAGGCGCTGCTCCCGCGGCGATATGTAGAGCTTTTGCTAAATTCTCGCGCTTCTTATCTGCTTCTGATCGGATGGGGCGAAACATCCAGTTGTTGCTTTGAAACTCTTCCGTAAAATCCCCTATCTCAACTAACCGCATTCCATTATGTTCACTAGTAGCCTTGTATAAGCACCATGTGCGGCCACCATCCACTGACACCTCTGCTTCTGTTCCCACAGGAGGCAACCCATCTCCATCCCATTCTGGCTTGCTGGCTGCAAGTGCAGCTTCGTATTGCTCGCGGGTGACATAGCCTTCAGCATCAGACGAAATGTTAAGGTCTATACCCTTCAAGGAGCTTCCATCCCAATAAGCAAATACTCTCCAGTACCCATTTGTTGCTATATGGTCTGCGCCCTCTGGCCAGCCTCCACGCTTCGGCAATTCCCGCACCAAAATATCAATCAGTTTCACATCCATCTCCTTACGCTAATTTCTTATACACGCGAGGCTCATCAACAGTAGCCGCGCGAAGTTCATGCTCTGCGTGAGAACTGTAATCACCGGAGTCCCACGCGATGCGATACCATGTCGGCCTGTTCTCCTGCTCCGTGACGCCATCAACCACTCCTTTGATATCGCCTGACTTGTGCTTTACGATTGCGCCCACAGCAAATTTAGCCATAACAAGCCCTCTGACATGTGAATGAGTGAAGAGATAGCGCTCAGAGCCATAATTCCGACTATGAGCCAGATAATTGGGTTGGCGTGCATGGTGACTCCGGATAAAGAAAAACCCGCGAGGTGCGGGTTTGTTATGCTGCGTATTTCCTGTAAAGTGCACTGTCTAGCAAAGCATCCCTTACCCTGCTGGCGGTATTGGCGATCAACATTGCCTCTTCTCTTGTTGAGAAGCTTCCAAGGTGCAGTTTCTTGCCATCAACTTGTATTGCGGCTATCCATTTTTTTTGCCGTCCATGCCAATGAACGCCTATCACACCGGACTTATTCCTTTTGCTGATGCCTGGATTCTGGTTATTTTCAGCAAGCGTGCATGGGCGAATGTTGCACCAGCGATTGTCATTCCTTATCCTATTTTTGTGATCAACCGCTTTAGGCCACCTTCCAGTCATATAAAAAATAGCCAGTCTGTGAGCCCTATATCTCTTGCTGTTAATATAAATTTCGATGTATCCCGACTTGTTTAGGCTCCCTGCGATATCTCCCTTCCTTAGATTCCGAATGCTTTTTAGTCGATAAAAATTTCCAGTTTCAGGGTCATAAAAGAAAAGACGCTTAAGTTCCTCAAGAGAGACAACATCAGACATTTGCTACTCCTTTGCCTGCTGCGGCGCGTTCTGCGTCATAAAGCCATGCATCTATCGGGTTTAAAGAGTTCTCAATCGGCGCACCGCCAGATTGGTGCATAAGAGCCTTTGCACGTAAAAATAGTTCCTCCCGCAACTCCAGTTCAGCAATCCGCCTCTCTGCGTCTTCCAGCTCATCCAGCAGCGCCAGTAAATCGCGAGTTGGTACCATGAAGTTCGGCATGAAGTTATCTTTCGCCTTTTCTGCTGTTAGGCGCAGATCCTGTTTGTCGATGATGCTCATTGGGCGGACTCCTGCTTTTCACGGCATTGCTTATTGAGTTTGTTAAAAACATCCCGAAATGTTGGATATTCTTCCTTGGAAACTTTGCTTAAATATCGATGAGCAATCATTCCGGTTTCTTCATCCAGGACAATGCGCCCGTGCTTCACGCCCGTCACAAAGAAAAAACGAGGGTGTTTTCGCCACTGGATGATTAATCCATCTTCTATCGCCTTCTGCATGAAGTCAGGAATGTCCACCGAATCGCCGAATGCGATTTTCATCTCCTCCAGCTCAATGGCGTCTTTTGTTCTCTGTATGCTGTTTTCAAGATTCCGCAGAGCATCGCTTTGCTTATCCCATTTATTCAGAGTTGCGCGTCCGTTTCGCTTGTCGTTGAGCGGTTGACCGTTGGCCTGCTTCACGGTATCGAAATGCTGCTGCAATTTATCGCTGAATAACTTTTCTTTTTTGGAAAGGGATGCTTTAAGAACCTCAAGGCGCTTGCTCATGACTGCACTCCTTTGCGAAGCTGGGCGGCGAATGCATTGGCGAAACGCTGTAAATCTGCGGTAACCATCACTATGTAGCTGTCATCTCCAAACTCATCCATCAGTTGCTCGGCTTCAGAGGCCATCATCTCCACACCCTGCGCCCGCACTTCAGCAAGGAAAGCGTCGGTAGCCGGGGTTTCGTCCAGGGCACGACAAACATCATCATTCCCGGATATGTTTTCTTCCCCACATGCTTCGCAGACAGTAAACCCAGCCGCATGGCAGCTAATGGCATCTTTCAGCCCCGCATTCTCCGCAGCCAACTTCTCGTAGTCCTGATAGCTTACGTATCCACCATCTCTCAGATTGGTAAATAATCCCTGCGCATTGATTCCATATCTCGTCACGCTCATTTCTTCACCCTCTGGTTTAACCACGCTGTCAGGAATTTGTTCTCGTTCACGCTCGGGAATGATTGACGCTTCAGCATTTCTTCGCGTGGGATATCGTTGATGGGTTTGAAGCGGTGGCGGGCTACGAGCTCGTTTGGAGTGATGCCCGGGTCGTACGTTAATCCGATCATGCTACTTTCCTCATATTCTTTTCGCGCTTACGTAGCAGAGCCACTCGCCCTCTGATTGACTCAAATCGCCGACCAAGCATGCTTGCTATGTCCTTTTGCTGAATTCCGTCCCGATACAGATTCATCAGGAGAGCGTCTTCCTGTGAGCTCCATGCCTTTTGAGTGAATGCGGTTGAAAGCGAGTATTTCTGCGCGAGGTAATAAAACTGTGAGATGGTGATGCCTAAACGGTCAGCGGCACGGCATGCGACCATACGACCGCACACCGCCGTCATTTCTTCCGGAGTGATGTTTAGCTTTCGCATTGTGTAAAATCAGGAGTTAGCTAAATCCGCCTTATGCAGATTGTGTATTTCGTCGAGCTTGGAAAGCAGCTCATCATTGTTGCCGATGACGCCTTTAGTTCTGTTGTAAGCAACTTCAAGCTTTGCTGAATCCATGCTTAATGCGTTATCAGAGAACCATTTCAGCGCCGTTTCCGGTGTAGCCTGCGGTTTTACCTCAAGCTTTCGAACCCGGTGCTCCTGCCGCTTACCACGTGATACCGAAAGCATCATTGAGAAATCAGCCTCAACGTCGCTCATTGCATAAATCTTGATGCCGCCTACCGCTACACCACCGAACCTCACAGAGGCATCACCAACTAGCGTAAGAGAGCGTCCAACCCACGAATGGCCATCTGCACCCCAGCCGCCAATTAACACGCGACGCATCGATTTAGACGGCTTGTACGGACGACCATCGTAACCTTCAAGGTCGATAAATACTGGCTGCTCTGAATTGCCGGCCCTGACAGCTTTAATGACTGCCGTAATGCTTCGAGTCTGAACATCTTCAAAGTTAATTTGGTCGGACTTTGGAATGATTGTGCGTGAAAGGTCCATTATAGAATTACCTCGTCATCGTATTCATTATCCAGCAAATAGGCCGGAACGTTAATTTCGTTGGATGGAAGCACAATTCCTTCGTACTTCATTGATTCGTTTTTTCTGCATGCAACAAGCTTGTCTAAAGCTGCGTACATTTCGCGATACCCAAGCTCAAGCGATTCCTCGCCGATGTAGTACATGCAGTTGCGATATGGCGGTGAGTTCTCGATAGCGAAGAAGGCGAACTGGTTATATTCGATGCCCGTTGCCAGCCTGAGAACGTAGAGATAGAAGGCTGCCTGAATGTGGTACTTATACTGACCAAAAGCATTGCTGAATCCGCGCTCAGAAGCGTCTCTACAGCTTTTAACGTCAAGAGGGTATACGAGGGTGTCAGATAGCCTGTCGAAGCGGCATTTAAGCATCAGGCCCGTTTCTGGGCACTCTGCAAACATGGATACCTCTGAGTTCCCTTTGGTATTCATGTAGTCCATGAAGTCATCATTCAATCGCGAAGACTCATACATCCTCTGTACGGTATCTACTTCGCTACCTATAAGGATAAAATCAGCTGGAAATTGCTTCGTGAGTTCCTTGTATTCTTTGCTGGCACGAGATGTTATTTCTTCGCGCTTTGCATACCGGCACTGATACACATCAGGCTCAAGCAACGCTGCATGAATCGCACTTCCAATGTGCGCTGATTTACTGCCGGTGAATTTGTTGAAGAAGTGGTTAGCAGGACTTACGCTGATGGCTTTGACTGTCGTAGAACCTATTGCCTCGTCAGCGTGATAGTCCTCATTCGACATGCCGTAATATACGCCAGGCTTCATGCTGCATCCTCGAATGTATGACGGCGCATAAAGATAGACATTGCATATTCCACTTCCACGCGCGGTCTGAATATGTCCCACATAACCTCTCCGGCGAATTCCTGATAGTTGCAGTCGTCTTCGGCAAGCCATTCCACAGCTGCTTTCGTGTAGTCATCAGGCCTGTGTGATTCGAGCATGTTGAGCACCGGTCGCATGTTCGCGCACAGCATCTCAACCTGCTTATCAATCGCTGCATTGTCAGCGTCGCTAAAACTAGCGATGATTTGCTTAATCTCTGTTTTTTCTGTCATCGTCAGGCGCATCTTCTGCATCCTCATTCTGCTGTTTCAACATGTCCTGCATAAGGCGGACAAAGGCATCTTCTGACCAGGTATCTGCAATGCTCACGGCTGCACCTTTTGATTCAGAAACTCAACCAGACGCTCCAGCAAGCTCTTAACGCGAGGCTGCTTGAAGTCAGCGCCCGTCAGAATATTGCGGCGCGAGTGTTGAATGGACGTGATGGCATGGAAGCTACCCATCGGGGTAGCCCCTGCGAGATTTAATGTCTGCATGGGTAGTTCCTTATGTTGTATGTGATTGCATAGCGACTGAGCACCTGAATAAATGCTCACTGATATGCAGGTAAAAAAATGGCCTCACGAAGAGGCCAAGATGACAACAAGGGGTATTTAATCAGACACTATCGAGTCGTCCTCAATAGTACGAGCGCGGATTGGCTCACAATGCGGAATCGGTGAATCCGCATTAGGCGCTAATCAAATAATGAATTCCTGTTTTCTTCATAGCTCAACACGAAAATATGCACGGCGTGAGATAGCGTATGTCCATATGCGCTCTCAAACTTTGTAGATGAATCATTCACAATCCATAGCCTGTCCCCCTTCCTGATTCGTGCAGCCTGGTCTATCCCGTAGAGACTTATTAACTCTTCAGTGTCTGTTGTGATTCCTTTCTCTTTCAGTCTCTTCACTGCTTCCTCTGGAGGTATAATGTTGATTGTCATATTCACCTCTGTGGCTTGCTGCCAAAAGAAAACCCGCCGTAGCGGGTTTATTCAATTTCTATCTCGACGTTGAATCCGGGATAGTCTCTTGCATCATCAAGGTCAGCAATCACGTTAGCTTTTAACTCTTCAGCAGACATCTCAACCTCTGCCAACTCTGCTTCGGTAACTTGAATTATGATTTTCATTTTTCCCCTCACGTGTAAGTTGCGCCAATTCTATCATGCGGATACTTGCTGCCAAAAGAAGGCCGACTATGCGGCCTATTCATCGTCGTAACTCAGGCCTTTGTTTTCATATTCGTCGCCATAATTAGCGAGCTTTTCTTCAATCAGCTTTCGCAAGTCTGCCTTGCCATGACGCATCACACCGAAGTGGATAACATTTCGAATTAACGCATCAGCGTTGTTTTCACCTTCACGATTGACCTTCGGAATATCTATCGTTGTGCTGCCAACGATGGTGTCAATCTTCAATGTGCATTTCCCTGATAACTGCACCTGCTTACCCATATTTACCTCGCTGTAACGTTATTAGACTTACGATGACCAGCTGCGAAAAGCGCCACTTCTGGCAGACAAACAGCGCCACCTTCAACTTCCTTCTGACGCGTTCCGGCAAGCGAAATGGCTCTTGAAACACGCTCACTACAGCCTTCCGACAGCCGTGAAAATGCACGGTCAATCTTTTTACAGTAGGCTTTCATCTCTAACTTCTCTGCTGCCTTCTTTGCGTTGAAAGCTGCAAGGCGACGAGCTTGATTTCTGTTCATATGGATACCTCCTGTGAATGCTTTGGTGATTGGATGGCAGGCGCTGATCTCCTGCATAGATACCTAGCCGTCCCGACCCGCTTACAAGATATCTGGCATGAATCAGGGCAAGGGCGCGCCACCTGATTCGGTCGATGTTATGTTCCTGCGCATCAGCCTGCGCATTCATCCAATCCCGAAGCATTCACTTCGGCCTCAGATTCTGAGGATTAAATTTTTAAAGAGCCACGAACCCAGTTCCTTGTTCGCATTCAGCTTCCTGCTGATGGCTAGATAATCACAGATTGTGTTTGTTGTGTCAACACGAATTGTGATTATATTTATCACGAAGCGTGTTTGCATTGATTTTTAAGGGAATTTAGTTTTAGCGGGATAATAAAAAACCCGCCGAAGCGGGTTGTGGTGTTTTAATGCGATGTTATATCAGGAGAAACGCATCATCATCTGCACTGCTACACCAATGATTTTGCAATTACCATCGATAGGAATCAGGGGGTAAGCTGGGTTAAGGCCTTTAAGGTACTTGCTTCCGCCATCGATTATCAATTTTTTGAATGTAGCTTCGTTTGCATCGGTTAGTTTGGCTATTACAAGGCTACCATTTACTGGCTCTTTGCCTGTATCGAAAAGAACCAGCATTCCTTCTGGAACGCTTAATCCTGTAGGTGCAGTCATAGAATCACCCTGAACCCTAAGCCAGAATGCGTCTCCAACGACGTGGCAATCTGATTCATACCACTCATCGACTGTTTGTGCGTTATATGGTTCCACGGCCTCGCACCAGGCACCTGCGCTAACCCAGCTAATCAATGGGAATTTTACCCCTGGCTTGTATTGTCCCTGATAGTCGTCGCCAAAAAGCAGCTCAGCCGTGGCAACTCCCAATGCCTTTGCGATCACTTCCGCGTCTTCAACACTAACGCTTCTTGTGCCTGATTCATAATTTCCGATCCGAGATTGTGAAGCCCAGCCGCAAAGCTCCGCCAAAGCCTTTTGAGAAAGGCCTTTTGTCTCTCGCAATCTCTTCATTCGCGCGGCGATAGTTTCTGTTCTTTTCATGCGCATTTTATATCACGTTCCGTGTTGCGTGGCTTTACACGATTTGTGTTGACTGTTAATCACAATTTGTGTTTAATGTATGTTGAGTGACCCAGATTTTAAGGAAAACTATGAACAACATTGCCAATGAACGGAAAAAACTTGGCATCACTCAATCTGCGCTGGCTTGCGCATGTGGCTGGAACCAGTCGCGCTTAGCCAACTATGAGGCCGGTATCCGGGCTCCAGATTTAGAGTCATGCCGAAGCCTGGTTAAGGCACTGAATAAGCTTGGTGGAAAAACGAACCTAGATTCTCTTTTCCCTCCACGCAAAAAAGCAGCATAAGCAGTACCGCTCTTTAATAATCTGCCCCTCAGAATCTGAGGACAACCAACGCATCAACCGATGCGTATTCAACTATTTAACTAAGGAAATCATACGTAATGGAACTAGCAAATCACAGCAAAAAGGTACGCGAAGTGGAAACAGAGCTTCGTGCCCGACTCGTTTCAATGGGTCAGACAAATTTCGCAAAGATGGCGGGATGGGCTGATTCAAAGGTGAGTAGATTAAACATCCACGATATGGCGGTGACGTTCGTTCTTCTGGAGAAGGTATGGGAGACAAGCCTTATTCGTGAAGTGGCAAGACAGGCTATTGCAGCTGTGATGCCAGAAAGCAAAAAGCGCCCGGTGGTGGCCGGACGCTCTGAGCAAATCAGCATCGAATTCTAGAGACACTGTGTTACGCCAAGTAACAGGAGTAATTATGACAAAACCACTCAGTCCTTACCAGGACAAAATGCACAAAAACATACTACGTGATCGCTTCCTGTCCAGCTTCAAGCAGCCTGGTCGATTTCGGGCTGAGTTGGAGAAAGTGAAGCTGATGCAGAAGGAGAAAGGTCATGAGTAACGTATCTAATCTAGCCGAAGCCAGAGAGGCCAGAAGGCTCCAGAAACCGCATCAAAGCAGCGGTAAGGGGTATGCCTTGCTGCACCGTAAAATCATGGATGTGCCGTTTTACAAGGACGCTGAAGCATCACATCTGTGGGTTCACTTAATCCTGAAAGCAAAGCATGCACCTGAGCATGTGATGACTGACGCAGGAGAAATTCTGGTAGGCAGAGGGAAGCTGCTTAGCGGAAGAAACGCTCTGGCGTTTGAGACAGGACTCAATCCTGATCGCGTTCAGTACCTGCTGAGAAAGTTTAAGAAGCTCGGCATGATTGACTGGGTTTCACACGGTAAATTCTCAGTTTTCTCGGTAGAAAAATATGACGATTATCAGTCAAATTTTGTACCAGCAGAGTACCAGCAAATTACCAGCGCGAAGCCAGTTATACCAATGCCTGCAAGCGACACTGTACCAGCAGATTACCAGCAAATTACCACAGATAAAGAATTTAATAATATCTCTTCTACTAACGTAGAAGAGAGTGCCGTAGCAGCACCAAAAACTGAGAAGAAGAAATCATCTATCAGTTGTCAGCAAGTCGTCGATGTCTACCACGAGTTAATACCTGAAGCACCAAGAGTCAGGGCGCTAAATGACAAACGCAAAAACCAGATTCAGACGTTCTGGAGAAAAGCCGGAGTCATCACCCGTCAGCTTGATGGTCATGGCTTCACTTTGGAAGACTGGAAATCTTACCTGAACTATGTCGCTTCAAACTGCCGCTGGATGTTTGAAGAAAGACAGAATCCGCAGCGAGGAACTGTCTGGCACAAAAAGGGATTTGACTTCCTTCTGAATGACAACACCTACCTGAAAGTACGCGAGGGAGAGCACGATGACAGATAACGTGTTTGCGCCACCTCACAGCATTGAAGCTGAGCAGGCGGTGATTGGCGGATTGCTTCTGGATGACGACAGCAGCGAGAGGACGCAGAAGGTTCTTTCCATTCTCAAGCCTGAGTCATTCTACAGCCGACCACACAAACTCCTGTACGAAGAAATGACCCGCATGTACCGAGAGCAGAAGCCAGTCGACGGACTAACCCTGTTTGACGAGCTTGAACGCAAAGGGCTGACTGAATCTGTTGGTGGCTTTGCCTACATCGCAGAGATCGCAAAGAATACCCCAAGTGCTGCAAACATCGTTGCATACGCTATGCAGGTGCGCGAAACGGCTATGGAGCGTTACGGCATTCAACGAATGACGGAAGCGGCAGAGCTTCTCTATGCTAGAAACGGAATGACGGCAACCCAGAAATACGAGGCAATTCAATCTATTTTCACCCAACTCTCTGACCATGCAAAAACTGGATCACGCAAAGGTCTCAGAACCTTCGCCGATGCAGTTGAGTCCTGGTCTAACGAGTTTGATGAGCGAGTTAAGCCTGACGGAAAGTCACGAGGTCTCTCTACGGGCATTAAGTCGTTCGATGACAAGCTCGGCGTGAAGAAAATCGTCAGAGGAAGCCTGTTTATTATCGGTGCAAGGCCGAAGATGGGTAAAACAACGTTCTACACACAGATGGCGGTTAATTGCGCCACAGTGGAGAACGAGCCTGCATTGATGTTCTCTCTGGAGATGCCTGAGAGCCAGATGGTCGAGAAGATTACCGCTCAGAAAGGACGTATCAGCCCAAATCTTTTTTACCCGGACATGAGCAAGGACGACTTTGGCTATCGCGGAGACTGGGATAGCGACATGCAGAAAGCAACCGGTGTCATGAGTTCTCTTATCGCGACGAACAACCTGCTGATTGATGACACGCCTGGCATAGGGCTTGCTCACATAGTTTCAGAGGCCCGCAGGATTAAACGAGAGCGCGGTAAGGTTGGGATGGTGCTGGTTGACTACCTCACCCTGATGACCGCAGAGAAAGCTGACAGGAATGACCTGGCCTACGGGATGATCACCAAAGGTCTCAAGATGCTGGCCAAAGAACTGGACTGTGTAGTTGTACTTCTGACTCAGTTGAACCGAGAGCTTGAAAAGCGCGTTGATAAGCGCCCACTGCCTAGCGATTCGCGAGATACCGGGCAGATAGAACAGGATTGCGACTACTGGACCTATATCTACCGACCAGGAGCATACGATGAAAGCATTGACCAAAGTGAAACTGAGTTAGGGCTGAGACTGAACCGTCATGGCGAAACCGGTGTGGTTTATTGCAATCAGCGTAACGGAGTTATCTACGACTGTGACCAGGAAGCAGCTCAGGCCCGCCGAAGGGAGCAAGAAGATAAACCCAAAAAGAAAGGGGGATTCTAGTGAACACACGAGACAAAATACTCAACCATCTCGAAAGCAACAAACCAACATCAGCAAGAGAGTTTCACCAACTTACCGGCGCACCAAAATCCCGCATCACCCAACTACTCCGCGAACTCACAGAATCAGGTCAGCTTGAAATCCACAGCGTCCATAACGGCATAAAGCGTTATCGGCTGACTGAGCTTCATGCTAACCGTCGCCAGGCGATTCTGGACTGGCTGGATAGTGGCAGAGAGGGCACGTCATCGGTTATCTCAGAAGCAACAGGAGTAGACCTGCAAATGACAGCTCAGATTCTGGCATCACTGAGCAAGCAGGGTGAGGTTTATCGGGAATGGTTAGGCCGTGAGAAGGTCTGGCTGTATCGCAAGAATGCACCGTTTACGTTTGGCTTAGCCAACCCACTGACTGCATTTATCAACCAGAGATTGAGAGAGGTGCGAAGTGTTTAAGAAGGGTCAGTTAGTTCAATCTTGGCTTACAGGCAAATACTACATAGTTAAGAGTGACTGCAAAAATTCAGAAGAATTTGTCGCTCTAAATTTACGTTCAAATAAAAAGTTGAGAACGACAATTCATAAGTCGCAATGTGAGATGCAACTAATAGGCAACAACTACCAGCCGAAAGATATGAACAAGGCATTAAGAGAGGTAAGGACGTGAAGGAATTACGAGACATTCTTGCATTAGCATTTTTCGCAGCTATTCCGATCAGCGGGTTCATCAGCGTGGCATTTCTGATGTACCACGAGAAATCCGGATGGGGATGGCTTCTGTTCGCAGTGATTTTGATTGCCGGCAGTACGCACATGAAAACAGGCGACTAACACCCCAGCACGCTGATGGAGAGTAATGATGATTAACGCAGTATTGATGAGCATAGTAGCCGGATTCGTAATAACTAACGGCTCTCTGGCACTGATGAGTTTTGTGCTTTGGCGTAACGAATTCAAATCGATTGGCATTAATAAAGTAATCAGGATGAACGTAATTTTCATGGCGCTGTATGGTCTGATTGGTTACGCCTTGATGACAATGTGATGGAGAGGAATATGGACGAATCAAGAAAGAAGTTTGAGCAGTGGCGGATTGCAAATAATGAATTTGCAAATATGGCAATTCTTAGCAATGGAGAGTACGCAGAAGTAACTACAAACTGTGCATGGCATGCATGGCAGGCATCTCGCGCCGCTATCGAGATTGAGTTGCCTGCATGGTTTGTCAGTGATGCTATTGCTGTGTACGACCGTGACGAGGTTGATGAAGTCATCCGCGCCGCTGGAATCAAAGTTAAGGAGTGAGTATGAGTAAATCTGTGTTTGTCGTTTGCGCCTTGGGATTCGAGGGTGAAATGGAGTCAATGGCCGCTTTCACCACTTATAGCAAAGCGCGGGATTATGTAGAGCGTAACGGATTCACATCATGGGCGATTGAGGAACTAACACCTGACGAGGAATGCCATGAGGAAAATAACGTTTGAACTAAGAAGCCCCATTCATCAGCAGAACGCCATTCAAGCAATACAGCAAATCTTCCCCGACCAAACCAAGCCAATCATCGTAACCATCCAAGAGCGCAACCGCAGTATAGACCAGAATCGCAAACTCTGGGCTTGTCTGGGTGATGTCTCGCGTCAGGTCGAATGGCATGGTCGATGGCTGGATTCTGAAAGCTGGAAGTGCATCTTCACCGCAGCATTAAAGCAGCAGGACGTTGTGCCTAACCTCGCTGGCAACGGTTTTGTGGTGATAGGCCAGTCAACCAGCAAGATGCGCGTTAGCGAGTTCGGAGAGCTTCTTGAGCTTATCCAGGCATTTGGCGCTGAGAAGAATGTTAAGTGGTCTGATGAAGCCAGATTAGCGCTTGAGTGGAAAGCCAGATTTGGAGATGCGGCATGAAGAAACAGCGACGAAGCATAACTCAAATCGCAATGGACAATATGATATTCATCCCCACCAAGCGCTCCAGAAACAAACCCAAGCCAGTACCTACCGAATCAGACGTAACAACCTTCAACTACACCGCGCACCTGTGGGATATACGCTGGCTGCGTGACCGCGCGAGGAAATAGCTATGAGCGCAGAAGAAGACTACATCGAGCGTTTCTCTGACCTCATGGAAGATGCAGAAAGCGAAGGAGTCGACGGCATAAACATCATGATGAATTACCTGATGGCTTATGTGGAGGCAATGACAGAGGGCGAAGACGAGCAAGGGATTATCTGGCAGTTAGGCGACAAAGACCTTGTCATTTCCATTGAGCCAGCAGAACAAACAGCGAGGTTTCACTGATGCTTACTCCATGGCCTCAAGAGTACGAAAACTGGAGCATACGTAGAACGTTGTGCGCCGGCTGCACGAAGGAACTAACGCCAGAGGAAACCTACGCATGTACTGAATGCGTGGATGAGTGGCTGATTTATCGTGATCCGAACGGAGATATCTCAGATGGCAATATACCGGAGCAGTAAATGGCTTCAGGCAGTCAGGGAGATAGATTGCTGCGTTCTGTGTGGTCGATATGGAGTTCAGGCGGCACATCGCAACGAAGGGAAAGGAATAGGAATGAAGGTTGATGACTGTTTAACGGCGGCGCTATGCGAACAATGCCATACGCGCATAGACAACGGAAAGGACATGACCCGGGAAGAACGTAGGGCTGAAATGGACAGAGCCATTGTCTTGACGCTGCAAAAGTTAACACGCGAAGGGAGGGTAACAGTGCGATGAACGAAAAAATTCTTCTAGAGCTACTGACATACCACCCAGAAAGCGGGTTATTTACATGGAACGTTAGCCGCGGGAAAGCAAGGAAAGGGAAGGTGGCCGGTTATGAAATGACGGGTGGATACATAGGGATATTCTTTAACAAAAAGCTATATAAAGCCCACAGGCTTGCTTGGTTTTTCACGCATGGAGATTTCCCTTCTGGCGAAATTGACCATATCAACTGCAACAAAAAGGATAACCGCATAAATAATCTGCGGGTGGTGACCACGGCTGAAAACCTTAGAAATAGAGGGATGCAAAAGAGAAATACCTCCGGTGTAAAAGGTGTTAACCGTAAAAAGGGAAGGAATGGATGGGAGGTAAGAATAGGCGTAAATCATCGCAGGATTTTTCTTGGAATTTTTGATGATATCGAACTTGCTGAACTAGTAGCGAAAGAAGCACGTGCAAAATTCCATGGAGAGTTCGCTAATGATGGAGACGTTTATGCCTAGATACATTATCAAGCTTCCATGGCCACCTTCGGTCAACAAGTACTGGCGACACTCACGAGGCATCCACTACATCAGCGATTGGGGAAAGAGATACCGAAAAGAAGTAATCGAAATAATCCAGCAACAACAGTTAGACATCAAAATCACACCTCGCATCAGAATCACCATCCACGCAGCACCTCCCGATAATCGCAAACGAGATTTGGACAATCTGCCCAAAGCCGTTTTTGACGCACTCACCAGTGCGGGCTTATGGCTGGACGACGGTCAGATAGACGATATGCGCATTAAGCGTTGTCAGGCGATTAAAGGCGGGATGCTTGTGCTGGTAGTAACTGAGACGTGCGGTAGCTTGCCAATGATTACAGAACTACTGGAGGCAGCATGACAGACATAAGCAGAGAAGTCTGTGAGGAATATCTGGATGCGCTGGTAACAGTAGAGCTATCCGTACGATTCGCACAGCTCGAAGACCGCAAGATTAACGCCACCATCCGCGCAACAGTGACCGAGTTACTCAAGCGCATCCGCGACAAGAAAATCCGCGCCATCTTCGCAGGTTTAGCCCGTCAGCCATTCCCTGATGGAGCACTGAAGATGATGCGTCGCCAGTTAGACAGCTTAGTAGGAGAACCCGTATGTGCAGCGTAACCAACATCCAGCAAGTCAAGTGGCAGCGTCAGCGCGATATGCACACCGAGCAGGTGCTTATTGGCAAAGAGCATGAGCTTGAGCGCAGTCTTGATTATGTGCGCGAGCAGTTGCGCGAAGTGCGTAATCGGCTGGGAACGAATAAGCCAACTGGAGGAGATGCAGCATGAGCCTATTCCAGTGCGAGAATTGTGGTTGCGTAGAAAATACGGCGCTTTCATCGCAAGGGTTCAATGGATTTTTCGAGAAGTTATACGACTGGTCATATGCTCCAGAACGAAAGGGGATGAGGCTATGCAGCGCGTGTGGACCGGTGAAATACAGCGACGGTGAAGATACAGAGTACGGAAAATGGCACAAGGTATTCCCTCGTCAATATCTCCCGCTAGGAATGTTCGAGACCAACGAGGTAGGTAATCTCGCGCATAAGGAAACAAAGAGCGATGACTATAAGCCATACATCATCAAGCAAGAGGGTAGCTGGCCTAAAGGAGAGTTATTGTGAAACGCACACCGATATTAGGCATGGTTAACTTCCTCGACGATGCTCATTTCCGCCGCGTATGGAAGCACCCGAAGAAAACCATCAACTCACGCCAGAAAGCATGGGTTCACTACATGCTACAGGTATGGGGCAAGGTCAACGCAGGAGATGATTCCCCGGGTGGTGCAATCAACGTTATCGGTCGCCTGATGATTCGCAGTCAGTGGAGTGATGACAAGGCCAAACAGATTGAGTCTGTAGTCATGCGCCTTTACGAAGAAGATGGACTGCGTGGAGATGCGCTATATCAGAAAGCTCGCGAACTGGTCATCCCTCAATCATCGTTCAGCAACATCATCGCTCTCGCCAAAGAATCCGATGATGCTGCTTTCGTTGAACGTGTGATGGTCAAGACGTTTCACCGTGAAAGCCCCGTCCGCGATGTAGCTATTAAGCGATATTGCAATCGCAATTGCACGCAAGATATCGCCAGAGTGATGAATGCAGTCACTGGAATGGATATCCAGTCTTGCAGGCGCAGGGTTGTCTGGTGCGAGAACGTGCTGGATTCAGAAATCTTTTATGCGATGAGGCGCGAAATTGAGAAGGAATTTCCACAGGCAGCATAATATTTAGGTAAACTTTCCTAAATAACTTGATTTCGCAAAATTGAAGTAGTACATTTTGTGTATGCTCGGAGCAAAAGCGAACTGAGCAGACGTAATCCGCTAAACGGTTATGAGGAAACGCTCCTGACGGTTCGAAATTGCGGTATCAGGAAATAATGAGCCCCGGCAGAAATGTCGGGGTTTTTTATTGGCGAAATCTGGTAAGGGCATTGGAAGGGTTCGACTCTCTTCCGTGGGCTTTTTCCTGCGATGCGAGACATCAATGCTCTTTCCAGTTTTCGTCACGTTAGCGACTTTGCGGACTTTTAAGAAACGGACCACAAAGATAAATGCAAACGATGATCAATTCCTGGCAGTAGCCTAACGGCTAAACACCAGTGAGGTATTCCGACTCCTCATCAAAGAATTCGGCGCACTGGCCCGGTGTGATTAATAATGGGCACCCACGGTTGAAAGCATTTAACAAGGCGAAAACCGGTAGACGCGACTAATGCCATCCGGGCGACAAGTGCTTTCAACCGTGGGTAACAACAGTCATATCGGCTTAGTAAATCCCATATCGGAGTCAGGTTGATCGCTGACCGGAATTGTCCACGAAACGGACTACTAACAGAGGTATGGCCTCTGGCGATGCTAAGCCATATCCCTCACGACCTTTCTGAAAGCGTCCTATCACCTATCACCAGAACACATCCAGATACCCTTGCACAATCGTGGCGACGGGGTAGGACGTTTTACACAAAAGAAAAACCCAGCGCTTGGCTGGGCTTCGTGAAGTGGGCGGCAGGAAGCTGTTGACGCAGCCCCCTGCCAGATTTGCTCACGCCGTTAATCGCGAACAAACCACGTTACAGATAACCGTATCCTGGATTTGTTCATGCAACAACCACGTTAATTCCTAATTTGAACAGATCCCCGAAATCTGGGGGTGGAAATGAACAAGATGCCATATAAAAGCGATCCGAACCTCTGGTCGATCCTAATCGCTTTCGGCATGACTCTAGTCGGCGCAATAGCCAGTTACTCCTTCAAAGTCCTCAACGGTGAAGCGTTTAGTTGGAGGACAATGTGCCTACAGCTCATCGTGTCGATATTCGCGGGACTCCTCATGATCATGATCGCAATCCACTACGGCTGGCCTCAAGAGGTCACAGGTGGCGTATGCGGCATGGCTGGGTGGTCAGGTTCTTCCCTAATCAAAGCCCTTGAAGGTAGATTCCTGAACAAGGCGTCTGGAGTAGTCGATGAAGATAAGCAGTAATCTGCAAGCGTTTCTCGACATGCTTGCCTGGTCTGAAGGGACCAGCCGAATCAAGGGTAGCGATAACGGGTATAACGTTGTCGTTGGTGGCTCACTCTTTACCAGTTATGCAGATCACCCTCGCAAACTGATAAGCCTGCCGAAGCTTGGAATTAAATCCACAGCAGCCGGAAGATACCAGCTTCTGTCGCGATATTACGATGCCTACAAAAAGCAGTTAGGGCTGAAAGATTTTTCACCTGCCAGCCAGGACGCTATTGCCATCCAGCAGATAAAAGAGCGCCGCGCTTTACCTGACATTGAATCGGGAAACATCAAAGCGGCAATTACCAAATGCTCAAACATCTGGGCATCTCTGCCGGGAGCTGGTTATGGGCAGCATGAGCACAAAATTGATGATCTGGTGAATAAGTACATCTCCTATGGAGGTGCCCTCCAATGAACCTGACATTCATCAAGAACCTCATCCCGTTCTTCTTTGCTGCAATCATCATTGGCTTCATCGTTAAGTTAGGCACGGATAACCGCCAGCTTAAAATCAGCAATGCTGCATTGATTGCAGAGGCTAAGCAGCTGCACAGCAAAAACGACGATCTGGCTAATACCTTGCAGAACCTCGCTGACCGCGTAGGCGATATGAATAAGCTTGTAGACAAAGAAGCTCGTCGCCGGTCAGCAGCAGAGATGAAATCACAACGCCTACAGGAAGAAGTGAAAGATGCGCTCAAAAACAATAAGTGCTCTATCGAGCTTATTCCTGATTCTGTCGTTGACCAGTTGCGCCGACAAGCAGATTCAGTACGAAACGGTAAAAGCGCCGACGATACCGATTCCGGCAAATCTTCTGACTGAATGCCCTGTGCCAGTAGTTCCTGAGCAGATGACGTTCGGTGACAGCATCCAGATGAACATCAACCTTCTTACTTCTCTGGATATCTGCAATGGACAGATACGGACCATAAGAGAGATAGAAGCTCATCCATGAGCATCTGACACAGTCTCTCCTCTGGACTTTAACCGTAGCAAATTCTCACAGCTTCGCATCCGCGGGGCTTTTTGTTTCCGAATTTCACCGCGCACCGCATGCGCATATAAACCACCGAACCAAACCCTTTGGAATGAGCCGTTGAGGATATCAGTTAGTGCTGGCGAGCCTCGGTGGACTGACTTCCTATGCGGCAACGGTTCATTTCAAAGATAAGGTAAACGCTATGAATAATCCGTCAGTTATTCCGGCCTTCGACTTCCGCGAAATGGTCACGACCCTCGACAACAAGATAATCACCACATCACTCAAGGTGGCGGATTACTTTGGCAAGCGACACAAAGACGTTTTGCGTGCCATACGTAACCTGAAATGCTCCGATGACTTCACCCAGCGCAATTTTGCGCCCATTGATTTCATTGATAAAAATGGCGATGTTCAGCCTATGTATAACATCACCCGAGACGGATGCATGATGCTAGTGATGGGATTCACTGGAAAAACAGCTGCCGCAGTAAAGGAGTGTTATATCAATGCCTTTAACTGGATGGCCGAGCAGCTAAACCGACGCATGGCGATGGGTGAAGAAATGCAGCACCGCTACGCCATTAAAGAAACGCGCTCAAAGCTGAAAGGCACGATCGGCAGTCGGTTGATGAACGAACGGAAGAAAGAGAAGCGCGTTTTAGCATTGGAGCATGAACACATCATGCAGGTCACTCAGCCAGAACTCCTCATTGGTAGCTAATTACCTCTAATAGTTTTCTCCCGCGTCGTCCTGTCGCTGTCTCACCATCTTAACGAAGACCACGCCGCCTAAGCGGTCTCCCTCCGTGCGAGTGGATGGTATTAATCAATAACAGGGCATACCGCGATTTACCCGCTTAATCCATAACGCGGGGTTTACGCACATGGCAGCAAATCTGCGCTGCGGTAGACGAAGCAGAGTTATTACAGAAGCTCCTTGCGAGGGGCTTCGATAATGACAATTTCTATTTTAGAAGGACATAGAAATGCCTACTAATAAGCAACCAGGTAGGCCAGCAGGAACCCCAAAGACTGGTGGCCGCCAAAAAGGAACACCAAACAAGGTGACCGCGGACGTCAAATTGATTGCCCAGACCTACGGCGAGGAAGCGGTTAAGGCGTTGGTGAAAATACTACGTGACGACGAAGCACCTGCCGCAGCAAAGGTATCAGCAGCAAAAGAAATAATGGATCGCGCCTACGGTAAAGCCACTCAGCCCATGGAACATTCAGGTAGCGGTGGCGGACCAATTGAGCACAACCATAACGTAGCTGTAGACGAAAAAGCGCTTAACAGCATATTGAGCAAACTATGAGCCAAATACTCGAATGGGAAGATTTGAGCGAAGCAGAACGCCAAGCCATCAAAGTCCTGTCCGAGCGCTCATTCCTGGCCTTTAACCGCATATTCTTTCAGTTGTTGCAGGGCGAAAAGTGGTCAGTTAACTGGCATCACCGATACATTGCGCAGGTGATTGAAGATATCGTTGCCGGCAAACGCCGTAATGTGGTCTTCAACGTTCCTCCAGGCAGTGGGAAAACAGAGATGTTAAGCATCCATGCGCCAGTGTGGACAATGCTGAACTGCCAGAAGGTCAGGAACCTCAATATTTCCTTCAGCGACACCCTGACAAAGCGTAACAGCCGCAGAAGCCGAGAAATCATCACGTCAACTGAGTTTCAGGCGCTATGGCCTCACTCGCTAGGCGTAAATCAGGCTGACGAATGGCAATTGTTGAACGATGACGGCAAGGTTAAAGCCGAAGTAGTAAGCCGTGCGGCAAGTGGTCAGATTACCGGATCGCGCGGCGGTTATCAGATGCCAGGCTTTTCAGGTTGGATAAACCTTGATGACTTCGACAAGCCTCTTGATGTTTTCTCAGAGGTGAAGCGCAAAAAGGCACAGCAGACATTAACCAACACCATCCGCTCTCGTCGTGCCAATAAGTCAAAAGAGAATCCGACACCAATCGTCGCCATTCAGCAGCGGCTGCACACAGACGACAGCAGTGCATTCATGCTGTCTGGTGCAATGGGTATCGACTTTGAGCACGTCATCATCCCTGCGCTTATTGATGAAGCCTATATCGAGTCATTACCAGAATGGCTTCAGGAGCATTGCTGGAATGACGTCAAAAACAGCGAGAAGATGCGAGGCTACTGGTCATACTGGCCTGCCAACGAATATGTAGGCGATCTGTGTCGCCAATGGGACACGGATGAATACACGTTCATGTCTCAGGGGATGCAGAAGCCTATCAAGCTAGGCGGTAACGTATTTGATGGTTCATGGTGGCAGACATATGGGCCTGACGGAGATAAACCGGAGCCTGAACGCTTCGAATACCGCTTCACTACCGCAGACACAGCGCAGAAGACGGCTAACCATAACGACTGGTCAGTACTGTGCGAGTGGGGCGTATACAAAGACGATCTCTATCTCATCCACATGGAGCGCGGCAAGTGGAAAGCACCAGAGCTAGAAACAAACTTCAAAGCGTTTATCTCTCAGGCGTGGCGTAAGAATCGGGAAGCGGGGACGCTGAGAAAAATCTACGTTGAAGATAAATCCAGTGGCACGGCTCTTATTCAGAACCTTGAGAAGAAGCTTCCAATCAAGATAACCGCTCTTCAGCGAAACAAAGACAAAGTCACCAGGGCAATGGACGTTTTGCCGGTAGTCAAAGCACAGCGTGTCTATCTTCCTGCTGACGCCTCATTCTCCTCAGAGTTTATCGCTGAGCACAGTGCTTTCACCTACGACGACACTCACGACCACGACGACATCGTGGATAACCTTATCGACGCCGTGACTGAGGAATTACTCCTTGGCAGTGATGCCCTACGCAGACTCAAGGCGCTTGCAAGCTGAGAACTCACATGGCTAAACGCAACAACAGACAGCAAAAGAAAATCGACAAGAAGATGAACATGGACAGTTATCAAAACGTGTTCATGAACATCGGAACAGGCGGTGACAGGTCAGCATACAGCCGTATCCGTACAGCGCACCTGTTAACCAAAGCAACGCTCGACAGCATCTATCTCGGTGACGGTTTAGGTCGTCGCATTATCGACGTGGTAGCCGACGAAATGTTTCGTGCTGGCTTCACAGTAGACGGCGCAAACAATGAGCCTGAGATTAAGTCTCGCTGGGATGAACTTAACCTCACTCAGCAGTTTACAGATGCAGTGGCATGGGCTCGCTTATATGGCGGCTCGTTGATGCTATTTGGTGTTAATGATGGCGGAGACCTTCAGTCGCAAATTGGCGAGGGTGAGCTTGAGTTTGTCCGTGTGTACGACCGCTATCAGGTTCAACCTTTCCTGCGCGATACCAACCCTGAAAGCGCAACGTACGGCGAGATCACTCAGTACCAGATTAACCCGATATCAGGAACGCCTTACTACGTTCACGCCAGCAGATGCCATGTGTTCGACGGCGAGCGACTACCAAACCAGATTCGTCATCAGAATCAAGGGTGGGGCGCTTCGTGCTTGCAGGGCGTCTATCAGGCGCTGACTGATTACGGTATGAGCCACGCACACGCTACAAGCCTGCTTGAGCGCAAACAGCAGGGTGTCTGGTCTGCTGCTGATTTGGCTGACCTCTGCAAAGACGGTGAAGGTCGCGATGCTGTCCAGGCTCGCCTCAACATGGTCGACATGACGCGCAGCAACGGTAACACGATCGGCGTGGATGCGAACACGGAGAAATACGAGCTGCTTAATGGCTCTCTTGAGGGGGTGGTCGATGTACAGGACCGCAAGCAGTTACGCATATCAGCGCTGACCGGTATCGATGAGCAAATCCTGTTCACCAAAACGCCATCTGGTCAGGGTGCGGATAAAACCACCGTGCCTGAGTCATGGAAACAGCTGATTGGGCGTAAACAGAAGGATGAGGCGAGACCTGCAATAGAAAAGGCGGTCAACTTCCTAACCACGGATAAAACATGGACGATTAAGTTCAATCCTCTCTCAGTACCAACAGAGAAAGAGCAGGCAGAGACGGCTAACCAGTGGTCACAGGCTGATGAACGCTATTCGCAGCTTGGATGGGTAAGCAACGATGAAGGTGTCGCCACACTGAAAAAACGTGGAGGCTACGTCTATCCGGAGATGAGCAATGGCTAAAGTCTGGCTTCATCCCTACGGCATAGAACGCGACTACACCAACGCGCTTGTAAAGGCCACCAGGCAATTCAACAAAGAAATCAACTCAGCCTATGGCGATATCCGGTTCGATGGCTGGCAGGACGATATGTCGGCTGTACTGGCTTATCTCCGCAATGCTGGAAACCGCATCTTCCAGCCAGTAATTGAACGACTGCCGACATTCTTCGCGCTAACGAGCCAGTTTAACGACAAACAATGGCGGCTTGTTGTGAAAGGTGGCACTGGCTACGACATCCCGCCATCGCAGGCTGTTATTGCCGGACAGACCACTGTTCCCGTCTCATCTGGCGTGCTTGGTGTTGATGCTTATCGCGCTGAGCCATGGCTGAGAGAGATGCAGGAGTTATGGGTTTCAGAGAACACCAGGCTGATTAAATCCATTCCTGCTGACGAACTGTCGGATATGGAAGGCATAATCCAGCGCGGTGTAATGAATGGCTCAAGCGCTGACACCATCAAGAAGCAGATTCAGGAGCGCTATGGCGTCACTGAGAGACGCGCAAAGCTGATCGCAGTTGACCAGATAGGCAAAGCTAATTCAGCGCTCACAAAGCAGCGTCAGGCCGATGCTGGGATAACTGGCTACAAATGGCGAGGCGTACTTGATGAACGCGAGAGGCCTGAGCACAGAGCGCGAGAAGGCAATTCCTACAAGTGGAGCAATCCACCTCCTGATGGACATCCCGGGCAACCTGTTCGGTGTCGGTGTTACGCAGAGCCCGACTGGTCTGGTTCAGTTTTCGAAATCGGAGATTAAAGAATGCTCTCCTTAGTAATCGTCATTGCAGGGTTACTGCTCACTTTTATCTGTATGGCTGGCGGAGCAGGGCAAGGTACTTATACCTCCATTTCTTCACAACACCAAAGACACCGTAAGAGAAAAACATGAAAACAGTATCTCGCTTCGATGTGGGAGAGCTTCGTGCGTCCGTAAACGAGGATGGCTATCTTGAGGACGTGCCGGTAGTAGGTCGCGTTGGCATCCAGTTATATCGAAATCCAGACGGCTCAGTGCGTCGTGAGTTACGACCACCTGAAGAAGTATTCAACGCTGACTCACTGGCTAGCTTCAAAGGCAAGCCAATCACTATCGGTCACCCGGGGGCAGTTAATTCCCGCAACGCTAAAAAGCACATGGTCGGAACCATGCTTGAGCCTGGCAGACAGGATGGTGAAAACGTCAAAGTGCCCATCATGGTGTATGACGAGAGTGCTATTAACTCAGCAACCAGCGGCAGGACAAAGCAACTATCCCTCGGCTACCGACTCGACCTCGATGAGACCCCAGGGGAGTGGAATGGTCAGCCCTATGACGCCGTTCAGCGAAACATCCGCATCAATCATCTAGCCCTCGTATCTAAAGCCCGGGCCGGTGATGTAGCAACACTGAATCTCGACGGTGATGAAGAAATCACCTTAGACGATGACGACAACCAACCAAAAGGTAAAACAATGCAGAAATTGCGACTCGACAACGGGCTTGAGTACGATGCTTCTCCTGAAGTCGTCGTGGCGTTCAACGCCCTTAAACAGGATGCAGAGGACGCTAATACCAAGCTGTCCGAAGCGCAAACAACCATTTCCACCATCACAGCAGAGCGCGACACTCTGAAAGCTGACGCAGCAGAGTTTGAAAACAAGCTGAAGCAGGCTCGCGAAGATGCAGAGAAAACCATTAAAGCTCGCACCGAACTCGAAGCAAAAGCAGAGAAACACGGCATCAAGTGTGATGGACTGGATGATATTGCCGTCAAGAAAGCGGTTGTAGCCAAGCTGAAGCCATCCATCAAGCTCGACGGTAAAGACGACACCTACATCAATGTCGCGTTCGACATGGCGATTGAGTCCGCACCTATGGAGCAGCAGCGAAAAATCGTAAATCAGGACAAAGCTCAAACTCGCGGTGACTCCGCTGAACCAAAAGGCTCTGCCGCTGCTCGCCAAAAATACCTCGACCGCCTGCACGGCAAAAAGGAGACAGCATAATGCCTGTTCAGACTTCCTACGATAACGACATGCAGATCGCAATGCCCGGCATGCGTTCAGATTCAACCCATCAAATTACAGACGGTTGCAACGCAGCACAAGGCGCCATCAAGCCTGGCTATGTGGTAGCTCGCGTATCAGTGGCTAACGACAAGCGCGTAGTTAAGCAAGTATCAGCGGCTGGCGATGCGGCAAACCTGATGGGTATCTGCCGCTTCAGCCACTACGGCTGCGTCACAGGTCAGTATGAAGATGGCGATGCCGTCAACGTGATGACATGGGGCCGAATCTGGGCTGTAACCACCTTATCAGCAGCACCAACCATGGGTACAGGCGTTAACGTTCTGACCTCTGGTGCAGACGCAGGCAAGGTAGCAGCAACTGGCGGCTCCCTGGCTCTCGGCTGGGTGTTTACTGGTCGTTTCACCACTTTCAAAAATAGCGCTGGCGCAACAGTTAACCTGGCTGAAGTTCAAATCCGCAACCAGACCACACAGCCAACCGCATAAGGAACAATAATGGAACAGATGAATTACGACGAAGCGGACCTGTTCGCTATTGAACACGGTGCGGCGGCTAACGGCATTCGACTGGATGAAGGCGAGTCAATCTTCCTGGCTCGTGAGCTGGACTACGTTAAAACCAAGGTTTACGAAGTCGAATACCCTGCACTGACTGCGACCACTCTCTTCCCGGTCACATCAGAAATCCCTTCATACGCCAAAACGTTCACTTACGGCGTATGGGATGCCGTAGGCATGGCGCGTATCATCGCTGACTACTCTGACGACCTGCCAAATGTCGGCGTTAACTATCGTGAAGAAACTGGCAAGGTGTTCAGCCTGGGTAACTTCTACGAATACAGCCTGATGGAAATTCGAGCATCACAGGCAACCGGTAAGAATCTTCCTACTCGTCTGGCTAACGCTGCCCGTCGGGCGCACGACGTGAAGGTTAATGACCTGGCGTTCTACGGCGATGATGATTATCAGATCGTCGGCGTTCTGGATCACCCGAACATTCCAGTAACTACCTCTGCTGGCTGGACTACAGGCGAAATCGCTTCTGGTGAACTGGAAGATGCAGTATCAGCAATCGAAACGGTAACTAAAGGCCTGCACTCTGCGAACGTAATCGCGCTGCCGCCAAGCGCCTTTAAAATCCTCTCCAAGCCGATGCCAAACACCAACACGTCTTACATGACCTTCTTCAACCAGCAGTATCCTGGTATGCAGTGGATTCGTGTTAACGAGCTGGAAGACATCGATGGCGCAGGCACTAAGGCCGCTCTGGTAATGGAACGTAACGCTGATAACGCATCCATGGAAATCCCACAGCCGTTCGAACAGCTGCCACCTCAGGCTAACAACCTGGCGTTCAAGATTCCATGTCACAGCCGCGCTACTGGCGTACAGGTTTACCTGCCGCTGACCCTGCATCTCATCAAAGGCATTTAAGAGGCTTCGGCCTCTTTTCTTAAGGATTACCAATGAAGATTACCAACGCATCAGCACGACTGTATTACATCGCCGGCCAGAAACTGGCTCCTGGTCAGACTGCCGAAGTAGATGATTCCTGGAAGGACAATAAAACGGTGCAGGCATCCATCACCAAAGGTGAGCTGCGACTCGCTGATAAAGATGAAGCCGTAACCGCCAGCCAGGTAGAGAAAAAAGAGAAGGACAAGAAGTAATGAACATTGCCGCATTTGAAGGTCTTACGCCTCTGGAAATCTTCCGCAAGCTAGCGCCTGAATTTGCGGCAGTTCCTGATGAGGTTGTTCAGGGTTACATCGACCTTGCATCACTGTTTGTCTGCGAAGACGAGTACGGAGACGCCTATAACGTAGCTCTGGCTCTAATGGCGGCCCATATCATGGCATCGCCTGGCGGTTACTCTGATAACGGCTCTACATCATCTGGTCGCATCCTCTCACGCAAGGAAGGTGATCTGGCAATCACTTATGGCAACGTATCAGGGGATTCCAGTTACCTCAGCGGGACTACATATGGAAACCTGCTGAAACTGCTCCGCAAGAAGAGGGGGGCAGGATTCTCGATTATGACTCGCGGAGTCGTGGGGGGATGCTTGTGTCCGTAAAAATCACAGACAACAAGCGGCAATGGGAAAGGTTCAAGCGAGAGCTCAAGGCAGCCGGAAGCAAAGAGGTGGTTGTCGGCATCCAGAAGGGTGAGGTCAATGATGGAGTTCTTGTCGCTGAATACGCCGCATGGAACGAATTCGGCACGAGGACAATTCCATCACGCCCATTCATGCGCACATACTTCGACACATCGGTCTCTCGGCTGGAAAGGTTCGCTACAAATGGAGTAACGCAAATCCTCCTCGGCAGAGCAAACTTCTCTCAGTTTCTGAATGCGGCAGGCGTATTTATGGTAGATGGCGTCAAGAAGAGCATCTCTGGAGGTGCCTGGACTCCAAACTCTCCGGTTACGATAGTTTTGAAGGGTTCATCAAAGCCGCTTATAGACACTGGCGTAATGCTTAATTCAGTCACCTTCGCCATTCATGATTACGGAAGGTCACAATGAGCAATCCGTTTCGCAGGCCTTATCAGGTATTTACTCCATCGCCTTCGACTTTGGTTAACGGCGTGATTGTTGATGGGGTAATGACGGAGTCAACCGCTTACTTCAGCGTGCAAAGCATAAAAGATACGCAGGAGATTGAAAGCCTGGAGGAAGGGAGGAGATTAACTGATTATCGCCGGCTGTACAGCGACACTAAGCTTCAGATTACTGATGATTTCCCCATGGCTCAGCCTGCACTTGTCGTTATTGATGGTTTTAACTACGAAGTTAAGCACCGAGAACCATGGCAAAACGGAATCATACCCCATTATAAATACTATGTGGTAAGGAAACGCGATGGCTGAAACCACAGTGTCAAATTTCGTTCCTGATGCTGTAGAGTCTGCCGCTTACCGTGTTTTGTCCCAGCTATTACCCGTACCTCTCGCTTACGCCAATCAGAATAACTCCCGGCTCCCTCTGCCTTATGCCACGCTTCGTGTATCAACGCGCACGACCTTAGGCAGAGATGAGCATGGAGAAGTAGATGATGAGGGTGTAATGCCGTCACACGGCGTTAGAGAAGGAACGGTGATGGTTAATGTGTACGGCGGAAGCGCACGAGAGCATTGCGACGATCTGATTAATAACATCCGTAAAACCACATCACGCTACCTGATGCGCAGAGAAAAATTCATTATCGCAAACAGCACACAGGTTAACGACCTTACAGGCCTGCGAGATGAAGCAAACTTCGAAGCGATGGCGAATGTAGACCTTACATTCCGCTACACCGGTAAGTACACGGATAACGTAGGGCTCATAGAAACCGTTGATGCGACAGGCGACATCGGCGGAATAGAAACACACCTCACTATCGCCGCCACATCCGACTAATCAACACGGAGTTTCATCAATGGCAAATCTAAGCCAGATTGCCAACGTGAATATTTCGCTGGACACAGCGAGTATCGCGAAGGCGTCATTCGGCATTCCACTTGCAGTTTCGCCGACAACGGCATTCAGTGAGCGAATCCGTAAATATTCAAGCTACAGCGCGGCGCAGCAGGACGGACTTGACCCGCAGACGCTCAAAGCGCTCTCAGCAGTATTCAGTCAGACGCCGCGCCCAAATCAGGCATGGGTAGGTCGCCGAAACGCCGTTTCTGTAGACCTGACAGTAACCAATTCGACGATCACAACGGGCAACATTTTCGCATTCAGCGTCAATGGCACCACCGTAACGTACACAGCGGCGAGTGGTGATGATGCGTCAGATGTATATACCGGCCTGAAAACAGCGCTGGCGGCACAATCTGTAGTTGATGCGTTGTTTACCAGCACTGCTGATGCTGAAGGTCTGCACTTGGTAGTGAAAGCTCCTGAGACAGCAACCATCGTTAAGCCAGTGACCAACCTGTCAATCGCAACCGCAGGCTCAGCAGACGGACTGGATGCGGACCTTAATGCAATTCAGCAGGAAGACCCAGGCTGGTACGGATTTGCTCTGGTAGAACGTGGTGACGCACTGATTCAGGATGCAGCAGCATGGGCTGAGACACAGACCAAAATGTTCTTCGCATGTAGCGACACTGTTGATATCTGGACTTCTGCCAATGAAGATATCGCATCGCAGTTGCAGGACCTTCAATATCTGCGTACAGCACTAATCGCTCACAAGGCAGCCGCGACTGAGTACCCTGAAATGGCATGGATGGGTCGATGCTTCACCATCGCGCCCGGTGGCGAAACGTGGGCACTTAAAACACTGGCTGCTATCACGCCGAGCAAGTTCAGCGACACAGAGCAGAGCTACATCTTCCAGAAGAACGCCAACGCCTATGAACAGTACGCAGAAAACACCTACCTGATTAACAAAGGCAAGGTTGCATCTGGCGAATGGATTGATGTTGTGCGATTCCGTGACTGGCTTGTAGACACAATTCAGAAGAACATGGCTTCTCTGATTATCCGCCAGAAGAAGGTTCCTTACACCAATGGCGGCATTGCCCTCATCGTCAACAACCTGAACGGTTCACTTATTCAGGGGCAGCAGGCAGGCGGCATCGCTCCTGATGAGCGAGACAGCGAAGGGAACACAATCCCTGGCTTCCGTATCACTTACCCAAATGCAGCCGACGTATCTGCTGATATCAAAGCTACCCGCACTCTTTATATCGAGTTTGTGGCGCTTCTGGCTGGCGCAATCCAGGTGGTCGAAATCACCGGCTCACTTACCTATAGCTACGAGGGCTAATTATGGCTGCTGAATTAACTGGCTCTTATGACGGCTCAGAAGTATTTGTCACTATCGGCCCACTGCTACTAACCGGCTTCAGTGATGGAGACTCCATTACGGCTCGTAAGAATGCCAACTTCTATGAATCACGCGCTGGTCTCGATGGCTCAGTAGGTCGCGCGCGAGTAACGGATAAGCGTGGGCAGATCGAACTGCATCTTTTGCAGACATCCGCAGCAAATGACGAACTATCTGCACTGATGAACCTTGATTCATTAACGCAGGACGGCAAGGCAGTTTATCCGGTATCAGTAACTGACTTCTCTGGCCGTACTGTTATTGCAGCAGGACAGGCTTGGCTTTATCAGCTCGGCGACGTGGCCTTCTCAACTAACGAGGTTGGTGAACGCATTTACACCTTTGAATGTGCTGACCTGAAATTCTCCCTCGGTGGTAACAACGTTTAACAATGCCGCCTTCGGGCGGTTTTTTTGAGGTCCATATGTCTCAGGAATTCGCAACTTTCCATATCGGTGACAAAGAGTTCAAAGCCGCCAAAATGAACGCCTTCGCTGCGGCAAAGCACTTAGTAAAACTGAAGACGCTGCTTGATAAAGGCCTGGCTTCAGGCGGTGATGCAAACGCAATTCAGTTACTGGCCGGCATCGATGAGAAAACGCTGGAGGAGGTCATCATTCCTATCCTGCGAGACTCATCAACATTCAGCGTTACAGACGAGAAGAAAATCGACAGCCCTAACGCAATGAACCTTGTGTTCACCGTAGACACGCTGTTCGACTTCTTCGAGCTGTGCTGGGAAGTGCTGAAGCTCAACTTCACCCCTTTTTTTACGAAAGTTCTCACCCTGTTTGGGTTAAGCCCAGAAGAGCTGGCAAATCGGGTTCAGTCACTGGCGAAAAGCGCGACCCGGGAAAGCTAAGGGAAGATGTTGAAACAGAGCTATGGGTATGGCGTCCAATAATGAGAAATATGTGTACGGTTGCAGAGGTTAAGTCAGGCCTTATCACATGCGAAGACCTGCTAAAGCTTAATGCCCTCATAGAGATGACCGACTATCTGAACACGCCAATGGAGAAGTAAATGGTCATAAGAGAGTTACTTATCCGTCTCGGGCTCACTGGCTCAGATAGTGTGGGGCGAGGGCTGGACAGGGTAGACGGGAAGGTCGATAAAACCATTCAGTCATTCAATGCGCTTGGCGGTGTTCTTGCTACAGTATTCGGTGCTGTAACGATCTCAAACATTGCCAAAACTGCTGACGAGATGCAGTCTCTGGAGGCACGCATTGGAATGCTGCCGCAGACAATCACTACCGGTGCAGAAGCATTCGACACTGTGGCTCAAAGGGCAAGTGCAGCAAGGCAAGGCATTGAAGAGTACGCATCATTTTACATCAAGGCTGGTAACGCCACTCAGGATTTCTATAAAGACCAGGAGCAGGTTTTACAGCTTACCGATGCAGTATCCATAGCGCTTGCCGCTTCTGGCTCAACAGCAGTCGCGCAGGGACAGGCCTTCTTCCAGCTTGGTCAGGCAATTGGTTCTCCAACCGTCCAGATGGAAGAGATGAACACGCTTATCGATGTGGCTCCTGACCTGTTCAGAGCGCTTGGTAAAGCCATTCCAGGGGCGAACAATAACCTTAAGTCTTTCATCTCTACCGGTAAGGTTACCGGGAAAATGCTTGCTGAGGGGTTGATTAAGGTACTGCCTCAATTCGTCGACCAGTTTAAACAAATGCCGATGACTATTGGTCAGGCGCTTGTTCTTGTAAATAACAGATGGTCGATGTTTATCAACAGGCTTAACCGCAGCAGCGGAGCGGTCACATGGGTGGCAAATAAGTTCCTGTGGATGGCTGATAAAATCGAGTATGCACTGGACTCAGTTATCGATGCTCTTGGTGGCGCAGAGAATGCCGTAAAACTGCTTGGAGTAGCTCTTGGCGCAGCAGGCCTTGTAGGTTCTGTTTATCTCTTATCCGCAGCATTTACCGCGCTGACAAGTCCTGTATTTTTGGTGATAGCTGCACTTGCTGCTCTGTTCCTTGTTGGTGAGGACATTAATTCCTGGCTCAATGGCAATAAGTCGCTTCTTGGAGACATGATCGGGCCGGTTTCTGAGTACACCGATTCAATCAACTCTTTGAAAGTGGCCCTTACAGACATGAAGGACATGGCCGTGTGGGCGCTAAACGTCCTCAAAAGCCTTACCAACTTCTTTAACTCCAGCCAGGATAAGGCGCAGGAGTGGGGTGATAAGCTAGGGACTACTAAGTTCGGTCCATGGTTGAAAGAAAAGGCCGGATGGCTTGTTGAGGACTTGGGTAAATGGGCGTCATGGGGCAATGCACAAACCAACGGTGCTTTTGATATCCCAAGGATGTGGTCAGATACGCTTGCAGGGGTGAGAGGTTTCAACGAGGACGCAAAAGGTGGAAATACTTTACTCCCTAGTTACCAATCTCTTTCACTGCCCCCGCCATCAGCAGCGGCTGGGCCTAAGATTGATGTCAATATTGGCAACATCTCAGTGCCAGCCGGAACGTCTGACGAGCAGGTTAAATTCCTTCAGGATAGCGCCAAATCAGCATTCAGTGACTACGGATGGAATGCGCTGGGTAACACATTAAACTTCAACACTGGAGGTTAGCATGGCAACTGATGTGCTTGGCTTCCTCTGGAACTCGTCAGGCGACAGCACCTTTAGGCTTAATGACCCGGGCGTCGGCAATCTTGAGTTCGACACGCTGGACCAGGAGACCCATGAGTGGACGCGCGATGTGACAATGAATCCCGTAGAAAACGGGTCGCCAATATCCGATCACATCATCCGTCAGCCGAAAAAGATTACCGTTGCCGGCATGATAAGCAACGCACCGGTGACGGGAGTATTAACTCAGGCAGCAAACGCTCTGGCTAGCGGTTTCGATGGTGAAGACAGGGTAAACACAGCTATCAAGCTGCTCGATTCGCTCTATCTTTCAAACGAACTGGTAACCATCTACACCAAAAATTACACCTACGAGAATATGCTGATTCAGGGAATTAACATTCCCAGAAGGGTGGATGATGGTGATGCGGTAAACTTTACGATAGATGCTGTTCAGGCAAATATCGTCAGCACAGCTACGACAGAGGTTCCGCCTGGTGTAGGAGTCAGGAAAACGGATGCGACCAGTAATGGCGCTACCGCTAAAGCCGGGACATCAAACTCATCAGACCCAGCTACGGCTAACCGGGCTACGCCAACCAAAAACGTTGGCAAGAATACGGGTTCAATTCTGAGTCAGGCTTTGGATGGGTTATCCGGCTCGGGCGGTAAACTTCAGGAATATCTCGGCAACATCATAGGTAATGTCACCCCATGACCCCACTAAATTTTCAGGCTGGATTTACTGACCAGACATTGCAGGCTGTTTTCGACGATACACCGGTTACGCTTCGCCTGCGATGGAATGAGCGCTTTGGCTTCTGGTCGCTTGGTATCTATGACCGTGAGTCATTGCCGATCATAACTGGAGTTAAGCTTGTACAGAATTACCCGCTTCTAAAGAACTTCAGTTTCGATAACTTCTCCGGCGATATCTACTTCATCCGTACGTATGGTGAAAAGGTTCGTCCTGATATCGATTCGATTGGAGGCGATCACCTGTTGGTGTATGCCACTGAGGAAGAAATAGATGAGTTTGTTTCTGCGAACGGGTGAAATCATAGTAGGTCAGCCTCAGGGTGAGGCAGTAAGCATTAAAGACCTGCGATTTGAGTTCGACATCACCAAAACAGCCAGCAAAACCGCCAACGAAGCATCACTCAAAATCTACAACGCCGCGCCCACAACTATCACTCTGATGGAAACCGTAAATAACGTGGTCATCATCAAGGCTGGCTACGTCAATGATATCGGCGCTATCACCATCTTCACTGGCACCACTTGCCGCAGCCTGACGTATCAGGATGGGCCTGACATCATCACAGAGATGGAGTTAAGGGATAGTGTCATACCTTTGCGTGACGCCAAGATAAGCGTTTCCTTCCCTCCAAATACCTCAGCAATGACTGTTCTGGATGGAGTGGCTAAGAACTTCGGGCTGCCAATCAAGAAGAGCATTAGCAAGGTTCAGGATAAGCAGTACGTCGGCGGATATGCCTATAACGGCAGGGTTCGTGATGCCATGGACAGAGTCTGTAATTATCTTGGGCTGGAGTGGAGCGCTCAGGATAGCGAAATACAGATTATCAAAAAGGGTGGCGTCTATGCAGACACGGCAGTCGTGCTGTCGAAAGACACTGGCATGATCGGATATCCCCGCCGTGAAGCTAAAACCATGACCGAAAAGACTGCCGCCAAGCAGGGCATCAAATATGGTCAGAAAGGTATCGTCAGGACGGTGGTGGATGTCGAAGACCCAACGGCGAAGCTCAAAGACCGGGTAACTCTTGAAGTGCAGGGATACCGGGTGAAATCACTGCTAAACCCTGCCATTTATCCCGGCGCTTATGTGCAGGTTAAATCACGCGGCATAGACGGGGAGTTCTTCAGAGTTGAAGAAGCACATTACACCGGTGATACACACGGGCAGGAATGGAGCGTGGAAGCGCTATTGAGGTTTATCTGATGGCTGATAACAGTGATGTAGTAGAAGCGCTCAGACGGCTTGTCAGCTCGGAAATGGACACGGTAAACACTGCACTTCCATGTACCGTGGTGAGTTACTCAGGCGGAAAGGTAACGGTAAAGCCAGATGGCGAGAAAATATACGCAGATGGCGATACAAACGCCTATCCGGTGCTCAGCGATTTACGCATGGTCTGGCCCCAGTTTGCAAACGGACAGGCAGGATTAAAAGGACCCGTTCAGGCAGGAGATAAATGCCTTTTGGTGGTCTGCCAGCAGGCAACCGATGGAAGCGACGACACAAGACGATTCGACATCATCGACTCATACGTTATTCCTGGTGCTGGTTATAGTGATGCTGTTCCTGGCAACGATGACGTGAGAATGTATTTTGGCGATGCCTTCATTGCTATCGACGCCAACGGGAAAATGACTATTAATGCTCCAGGTGGGGTGGAAGAAACAACCCCGCTGCATACCGTTAAAGGAAGCATGACTGTTGAGCAATTGTTCACTTACCAGGGCGGCATGACTGGCTCGGGCGGTGAAACATCGGTAGCTACCATTACAGGGACGATGCAGGTAATTGGTGACGTAGTTATAAATGGTATTAAAATAGGCACTCACAAACATCCTGGCGATAGTGGTGGAACCACTGGAGAGCCTATTAACTAACGGGGCAACATGGAAAACGCGCTGATTATTCTGGTAGTTCTTATAGTTCTTTTCATCGTATTCAGGAAATTCAACCTGTGGTATTGGAAAATCCAGGAGCACATTGACAATCAGAAGCAGATTATCTCCCTTCTGGAAAAGGTCAGCTCCCGTGTAGGCTCAATGGATGAGGACATAACTGAATTATCAAGGATATACAAAGGGAAAAACCAGCCTGAACCAAAGTCTGGGCTCCTTGATGATTAGAAATAATCTCGAAATTGATCCAGGAATAAGCCCATAAATATGGGCTTTTTTATTATAAGGTCCCAGATGATAGATTTCAGAATTACCGATAATAAAGTCGTGTTCACTAACGGCCTGCTTCAGTACGTAGATGGAGCTGAGCGCGTCAGGCAACAGGTGGAGTTCAGGCTTAATCTGTGGCGCGGAGAGTGGTTCCTGGATAGCCAGTTCGGAACGCCTTACCTACAGGATGTTCTTGGGAAGCAGGTAACGCTTAATGGTGCACTATCAGCCATCCGTACAGAAATACTAGCGGTAGAAGGTGTTACCGGCATAGTTGAGTTTTCCTACAACTTTGACCGTGCCGAACGAAAGCTTAGCATAGAGTTTACAGCCAACACTGAGTACGGGTTGGTGCAGTACCCCTGATAAATAACCCCTTCAATATGCCTCGCCAATGTGCGGGGCTTTTTTATGCCTGAAATAAGGTGCATATGGCTGATTACATTACTGCGACAGGCTTTGACAAGCCGACATTACCGGAGATGGTTCAGGAAATCGGTGATGCAATGGAAACGGTCGTCGGACCGATTAACAGAGAGGCTGATTCGACCACCGGACAGTGGATCGGAATTGAAGCTGAGCAGAACGCAATTCACTTCGAAACTGAAGAGGAGTTGTGGGCTAGCCGGTTTCTTGCTTTTGCTGAGGGATTCGCCCTTGATGCTCTTGGCGACTGGATGGGTGGGATTACCCGGCATGGCAAAACCACGACAAAAGTTAACGCCGTTATTTATGGCTCTGAATCAAGACTAGTTCCTGCTGGTTCTTTGGCGTCTTTCGGTAATTACCAGTTCAGACTGACGGCAGATTATACCATCTCACGCTCGACGCTTCTGGATGGAGAGGTGAGGGTATCTAACAACACGCAAACCAGTTACACGGTACGGATTGCTGGCGTTGATCATACCTACACGAAAGTCGCAGGAGACACGGTAAACACCATTGCTACAGGCCTTGCCGCAGTAGTGGACTCAACAAGCCAGTATTCAGCCACAGCAAACGGATCAGTAATCAGACTCACCTCTGAAAACCTCATTGAAGGTTATGCAGTTTCGCTTAGCTCTGGGCTGGCTTGGCAGTTAATTGGTTCACCGGCAATCTTTGAGGCTACTGAAGCAGGTCCGATTGTCGTTCCTGTTGGTGGGCTGAATAATCCGGTTAGTGCCATCACAGGATGGACTGGAGTTAATAACTTAGTTCAGGGGGCCACCGGTTCAGATCGCGAATCAGACACAGATTACCGCCAACGTTTATACCAGAGCAGGGCATCATCTGGCGGTGCGGCAACCATCCCAGCAATTGAGACTCGCCTGATTACGGAAGTCAGCGGCGTAACCTTAGCCAAAGTCATTGAAAACGACACCATGACGACAGTGGACAGCATTCCTCCAAAAGCCATCCACACTATCGTTTCTGGCGGCCTTGAGCAGGACATTGCTGACGCAATCTGGAAGTACAAAGGTGCAGGTATATCGACATACGGCTCAATTGCGATCACCGTGTATGACCGGTACGAAAGACCCCATCTGGTTAACTTCTCACGTCCAACAGAAGTGGATATTTACGTCAAAGTTGACGTTGTTCTTCTTGATACTGAGGAGCCATTACCTGCGACTGTTGTGGATGCTATCAAGCAGGGTGTTGTGGCTTACGGTGCGACGCTTGGTCTTGGAGATGACGTTATTACCCAGCGCATTTACGGCTACATCTACGCCAATACAACTGGCATCGGGAAAATGACCATCACCGTCAGCACTGACGGAACTACGTTTGCAGAAAGTAACATTTCCGTTGCTGAAAACTCATTTGCTTCGTTCTCCGCTGCCAATGTGGAGGTCACAGGTGTCTGATGATTGGATTGATATCGATTTTCTTGCGTTGATACGACAAAGGCCTACTGACTGGCTTAAAAAAGGCGGGCAGGTTCCAGATCTCTTTGCTGCTGTTGGCGTACTTCATCCTGAAATTGAAGTGCGCGCCAAATACATCTACCTGACGCAAAGCATATACAACGCACACGGCATAGAGCTGGACAGATTCGGACAGTACGTTGATGTCGGTCGTGATGGAATGTCTGACGATGATTATCGCAGGGCAATCATGCAGGCGAAACTGGCGACTGCGTTCAGCGGAACACCAGATAACGTCATGGTCGTAACGGCAACCACTACTTCAAGTACTAATGTCGAACTGGTTGAGCTCTATCCTGCCGCATTCAGCGTTCACGCAACCGGACCTTATGTCCCCACAAACATCAACGCCATCGTCGACCGCGCATCTGTGGCGGGTGTCAGAGCATATTCAACACATGATTATGGACTCAACGGTTTCTCCCTGGCGGGAATAGACACCAATTCAGGGCAAGCGTTACAGGTCGGCGATAACACAGCAATGCAGGTAGACACCGACACGGCACTTGGACTTAACCGTGGGTCTGTATTCATTGCTGGCTCATATCTTGATGCGGCTGGGTCCGTGTCAGGTGTACTTGAAGTAAACGGCTCATATCTCGGCGTCGCTGACGACGATTACCTTCTTATCTTCTCCCGTGACTATGGCGTCACCGGGACGATGCTTTGCGGCGCTATGCCTAAGTGAGAAATTAAATGGCTATCACATCATTTGCAGATACTGACGTCACTTATGCGGACGGGCAGAAAAATAAAGAGCCCGTACCAGATGAAATCCTTTCCAGCGGGTTCGTGCCTCCAGTGCGCATGCCTGATGGTTCAATCTCGGCAGGCAGCAAGCTCGCAGCAAATCATCTCAACACACTATTAAACGACTTATACGCGCAAATAGCTGACCTGAAGGCTCGCGTTACAGCGCTTGAGGGGGCTTAATGGCCGACATTACTCTTAAGTACCTTACAGATTTACCATCCGCGTCAGATGCAGAATCAACAGACCTGATGCATATCAATCAGAACGGCAACGATCGCTCAATTACTCTTGATGCTCTTGCGACAGCCTTATTCAACATGCGCTATCCGGTTGGAAAAGTAGAGTGGTTCGCAAATGACGTCAACCCAAATGCAATCTGGCAGGGCTCTACTTGGGCACGGATTCCTGGCGCGGGCAAAACCATTCGACTCGCAAACAGCACTGGAAGTGACGTTCTCCAACAGGGCGGGAGTGATTCAGTAACTCTCACTAATGCCAATGTTGCACCGCATGTACACCCGGTGGATTTACGCACCGGTCAGTTTGACTACGGTACAAAAAACACAAGTCAGGATAACCACTCCCATACGGTTCCACTGCGAAGCATCGGCAAATGGACGGGAGGATCACAGGATGGAAGCAGCGACGATATCAGCTCATCTCAATCAACAAGCACATCCAGTTATCAACATGCCCATACCGTAGCGATTGGTGCTCATGACCACCCTGTAAAGGGTGACACAGGAAGTGCTGGAGATGGTGCTCCATTCTCCGTAACGAACCAATACGTTAAACTTGCCGGATGGTACAGGACTGCATAAATGGCCGAACAGAAAGTAAAATTAACCGATTTACCCGCAGCAACAGATACCATTGATACTGCACAGTTGCTGATAAACCAGAACAGCACAGACCAAAAACTTCCTGTAACGCATTTCCTCCGCGCCAAAAACAACCTTTCAGAACTTGCAGACATTGGCCAGGCTCGTGCGAATCTTGATGTTCCTTCAGTAGATGAAGTAAATGATAAGCTGACTGGCTTTATCGATGGATCGAATACGTTTGCTGCCGGGGCCTCGTTAAGCTCTCGCTCTGACTTTATCTGGGATGAAGATAGTAAGTCATGGTATTTCTGGAGAGGAACACTTCCTAAGGAAGTTCCTGCCGCATCAAGCCCGGCCTCTACTGGAGGTATTAGCGATGTCTCTTGGGGTGTAGTAAGCGATAGCCTGCTTAGAGCTGAGCTAAGTGATGTTGATGGTTTTAGGCTTCTTGGAGAATGCCCAGACATTGCCACTCTAAAAGCAACTGAGCCAAAGAACATTGGCCAGTTAATAAGAATAGAAAATTACTATTCCGACAAATTTGGGGGTGGCGGGCTCTTCCGCAGCGTTAACCCCGGAACACTGGCAGACGATGGTGGCCTGTATATCAAAACCACTGGCGGCGCCGTGTGGCGTAGATGCGTAAAAAACAAACAGGTAAGCACTGAAGAGTATGGGTGCTGGGATGGGAATACAGGATCTGATAACTCTGCACGCCTGCTAAAGGCATGCGCCTCTGGTCTTGACGTTAAAATGATGGGGGAGAATTATAACGTTGTTACCATTCCTTCCAGCCGTTTCAATTTAACTGGGCAGATGAAGGCCTCTACCGCTGACTTTTCTACTGCATATGGCCGCACTCTTCTGACACTCACAGGTGCTAATGTCACATATGATATTGATATCGACATGCAGAATTTTGGGGCGGGCGGGTTCCTTAATCTTGGAAGTGATACTGTAGGCCGAATTAAGGTATCAAATATTTACGGAGCCAACCGTACCACTTATGGACTTCAGAACGCTGTGTCAGATGGTGGCATCCGTAATAACATGTCAGTTATTGTCAGAAATATTAAGAAAGGAGATTCTGGAGTGGATCCCCAGCCGGCTGCCTTTACTGCTTACGGTTCGAAAGGGTATTACCCTTACGTAGATATTTATGACAGTCAGGGCGGTATCATAGGGAATTCAACAGATGAAGCTGTATTTGGTGAGATAATTTCCAGATACGTACATGATAATGGCTTTTATGCCCTGGAAAACAGCCGTCAAACAATCGGTACGATGGTCTGTGATAACGTGCTTGGCGAGCCATTTGTTAACGCCGGTGGTATTTGTACTGTCGGAACAATGAAGCTTAAAGAATGTCAGGGGTTTGGCATAACCTATTCTTACAGTGGGCGCCTGCGTATAGACCACCTAGTTCTGGAACAAACACTTGTCAGCTCTGCAATGCCTCTGCTTCGCTCTCGTCCAGATAACGTCAACAGTGTTGTTAGTATTGGTAAGATCGAAGGCACGTTTGTCCTTGGATTTGTAACAGCCTCTATCTCTAACTCAATGTTTGCCATTACCCAAGGCATTACAGATTTGAGCATTGGGGATATGAATGTCACATTGAATTACGTGACAGGTTCGTACTTGGGGCTGGCTGACTTTACAGCTTGTTCACGAATTGTTCTAGGTAACTGGAATATCAATTTTGTAGACCAAACAGGAACATTAACTTCGTCAAATATTGCATATTTCGCGTTACCAACGAGCACACAGGCAGCAGGAAGTAAGATTGGGATGCAAAGGTATGTTACATCATCAGCAACTGTTAGGATGACGAACCTAAGCAATTCAACAATCGAGGTGGCCTCAGGGCAGGCCGTTCAGGTTAACGTGTCAGGGTCTCCCCTCATAACGTCAGCAATTAACACCCCCTCAAGGGTGTTCAGGGTAACAGCCCTGCCTACAGCCGGAAAATGGACAAGCGGTGACATACTAATCCTCATAAGTCCAGGAACAACCATCAAGTATGGGTGGTCATGTTCGCAGTCAGGGGACTTTGCCGGAACGCCGCCAACATTCCAGGTAATAGCGTGAAGTAAGAAAAGGCGGCTAATGCCGCCTATCTTTTGATGCGAATTAGGCATGCTTTGACCAGATTTGGCTTTACTTGCAATCGGCATGGGATACAATGCGGTGATTTGCTGTCTGGTGCTTGCAAATGTCAGATTACACATCGATATTTACGTACATATTTCCGATCATATACTTCACTATACTTTTCTTACTTGCTGCTCATTCTTTCATCAGGAACGGGATCAGATTCAAATCTGTAGGTATGATGTTCCTTGTGATAACTCATTTCGTTGGCTATGCGTCTTTACCTTTCCGTGTTGATGCGCTTGTTCCCGCTGAAGTATATATGCCAGTAGAGTATATAAATGATGTTTCACTAAAATCATTCATCGGAATCATAATATTTTATCTGGCATCTCATTTACTATCGCCTAAGCCAAGAGGAATGGCGAGAGGGAAGATATTTTTCGGATCTGCAAACCTATTTGTAGCAATATCATTGTCGGTATCTATCCTTGCAATGATCATCTTCTACATAACCAAAGGTTCATCATTCGACTCAGATAACTACGCATCTAAATTAGGGGAAAATGCGGGAAGCGGCCTTTTGCTTATGCCTATGTCAGCTTTTGTTCCCGCCGTTATTGTCTATAGCTTCACATCTAAATCAAAATATGCATTTGCTAAGTCATGTGGCATTTCTATCCTGTTTGGCGTTGCGTTTTATATACTGATAGGCGGTTCAAGGAACGTAATGTTCTCAGCGTTATTAATGGCAACATTGATATGCTTCGTAACAGGGAAGATAAATAAATTTAAGTTTCTGATTATTGGATGCATAGGGCTTTTCCTTGTGGCGGCACTCGGGATGCTTCGCTACTCAAACTCCATGTCCAGCTCCGGTGCCGCGCTAAGTCTAGCTATACAGTACCTCACTGACAGCCTCTCTCCAATAAACTACCAGTACGAGGCGGTAAAATACTACGATAATACAACTAATCCTGACGCTGTTGGCGGCATATATTACATGTTTAGTCAGTTTTCTGGGTTTGTGCCGCGCTTCCTTTGGGAGGAGAAGCCAATCGTTACAATGAATAGCTCATACTATTTTACGACGAACATACTGGGTATGAGTAGCGGATTGAACATGGCCTCGACATTGCTAGGATCATCACTAGTTCTGTTCGGAGGATATTTTTATTGGCTGGCTTATGCGTTATCAGGTCTGGTTGTAAGGACGTTGGATATAATAATAAACAGCAATAAACTTACAGTTATGTCAATAGCAGGTTTCGTAACGGTGCCTTTCACTTTCTTTATGGCCCGAGAAAGCCTTGAGCTATTTATGTTCATCTACTTTAAAAACCTAATTGTTGTAAGCTTTGTGTACCTTTTATTCAAAGTAGCCTCATCTATTATCCCAAAGAAAGCCGCTTGACCTATTAATGCACCCCTCAAATATCGAGGGGTGCATCTAACGCTTCATCTTATTAGTTACTTCAAGCGCCAGCCAGGCAGCGATAAGCAGCAAGAATATGGCCACAACCCACTTGTTATCTACGGACCCAGTGACAAGCAAGCAGACCATCGAGACACCCAACACTCTGGGTAGGTTTATCCCACCCTTCATATATCAGTACCGGGCAACGCAAAGACGAACAGCACGACAGCCATGATGAGTAGCCACTCCATCTTTTTCTCCTTTAAAAAAATCAGTTTACCACATGGTTGAGAATGATCACTTGATCAGTTTAGCCGATCGATAATACTGTATGTATATACAGTAACTATCGGAGGTGAGTTATGGGATTCCCGAGCCCGGCTGCTGATTACGTTGAGAACCGCCTGTCGCTTGATGAGCGATTCATACACAAACCTTCTGCTACGTACTACATGAAGGCGTCAGAGACTATCTACCGCTGCGGCATCATGAAAGATGCGCTGCTTGTCATCGACTCGTCACTAAACCCATGTGATGGCTCATTGCTGGTTTGTGAGATAGGCGGTGAGTTCAAGGTGAAGATTTACCGGACATATCCTCAGCCTCACCTTGAGAACGCATTGAACGGCAGGAAGGAAAAGTTACCTGGTCACTTTGAAGGTATAGAGAGCCCGGTTTTCGGAGTCATCACTTACATCATCAATGATGCACGCACAGGCGAGTTTGATGATTGCCCGGTGATTTGAAGGAAACTACACAGCTATACCATGAGGCATGGCTGTGTACTCTCTGTGTCACAGTTGTGTCATGCATGGATGAATCAGAAGGAAATACGACAGCATGTAATGACACGTTATGACACAAACGCGGTGCGAGCGCGGTAAAACTAATGATATTACAGTGCGTTAAACAGTACTCTACGTTCTTCTAAGCCGTAGGTCGTAGGTTCGAATCCTACAGGGCGTGCCATTAAATATCATACACTTAAGCCTCCTTCACATTCTCCTGATTTCCGCTGTTGAACATATTTGGGACAACAATCCCAAAAAAAGCGTTAATTCACATTTTTGACAGCATAATTGACTGTTATAACAGTATTTTTCTTACGCTATGGCATTTTCGCCAATCCTCTACCATGCTCATAACACCTCACCGTTTCGCGTGGGGCCTTTTCGTAGTTGCTCATTAATCTCAAGGAAAAAGGTTATGAAAAAAACGACTGCTATTTTGTTGGGCACCGCGTTTCTGTTTACCACCAATGCCTTTGCGGCTGAAATGATGACAAAAAACGAATTCGAAAAAGTTGAATCGCAGTACGAAAAAATCGGTACCGTGAGCACCGCTAACGAAGTCTCTGTCGATGATGCGAAAAAAGAGCTGGTCGAGAAAGCCGATAAAGAAGGCGCTGATGTGCTGGTGCTGACCTCCGGTAACACCAACAACAAAATTCACGGCACCGCCGATATCTACAAGAAAAAATAA